CATCACTCCTTTCTCTATTGTGTATTCGTTGACACTTGCTTCGATGCTAAATGCCGGGCGCAAGCCATCGGCAGCTTCAATTAAGGCATCGTTGCCAGCATTAGTGCCAGCAATCTTAAACGCCATTGAGATACCAGCCGGGCTGACCTTTTCAGATCCAACTACGCCACGACCTAATGGATCAGTGCGGGAATGTTCTTTGTTAAGCACAATTTTGCTTGGGTCAACTTCACCAAACGCGCCAAACTCAAAACGGACCGGGCCAGCGGATGTATTGCCTACCTTGCCAAAAGGCACGACTAATCCCTCGATGGTTCGAGTTACTGTGTCTGTAGCCAGAATCTGGCCTTCAAAGTTAAGCTGCATTACTTGGGTTTCCTCTCGGTGCTAGATCCATTTCGGCTCTAGCTTCATCAATGCTGATTAGTCCAGCATCAAGCATGGCTGTTAATACTTGTATTTCCTCTAGTGGATTTCCGCGTAGGTAATCATCTAAATCAAATCTTACTTCTTGCCCTCTTGGGGTTAAGTCATTCATTGATAATCTTTCCTCTATCGCATGCATGATTGGCGATAATGAAAAATCAACAAGGGATCGTCTTTCAGCACTTACATTTGAGTAAGTTGCGCTGGCTGATTCTGCGTTTAGATACCATGCCGGTATGTTGCATAGTCTGGCAATTTCAGATGCAGTGTTTAGGCGTGATGATGATAATTCCATCTGTTGAGCATCATAACCAAAGGTCTGTACATCCAGTGGGCCAGATAGGTAGGCAGTAGATCGCGTTGCGCGTGATTGTTTCCATGATGCTAATAGGCTTGATACTTGCTCGGCAGGTAGATCAACGCCAGTATTCTTAATGACCATTGTTGGATTAGGTTCACTTGCCATACGTTGTACGGCTTCCTCTAACTTCAAAGCTGTAGAAATGGTACGGCCACCTCGGTTAAGAATGCCCTCATCCATACCACTAAACATAATTAGTGAGCCAACACCCATAGGTGGGCATAAATTACCATCTAAATAAAATCCGTTCACAATTTCTTGAGTATTTAAGTCGGTTGTAAATGTAACCCGAATTGGATCTATGCGGCGCGCTTTTGTTGGTCTACCATCCTCTGGGGATACTTCTAATACAAACCAAAAAGCATGACCATGAAAAAGGATATCCTCGCAAGTCCATGTAATTGTTGTACATAGTGGCAGTGCTGGATCAGGTTGCTTAAGTAATGATCGGCCCTCAATTTTGGCATAAGTCACGTCATTGTAAGCATTTAGGCCAAGTGTGCCGATAGTGCCACAGATAATGTTTCTGGCTCTCGCCACAGCTGGTACTTGCATAGCTTCTGCTCGACCTATGCGAAATGTGTTAAAGGCTGAAAAATAATCTTGATAATAGGGAATTGCTACAGCTGCCTTGGCTTGTACTTGTGATTTTGCTGGATCAGTACCCAGTAAGAAATCAATAAATCCCATGTTTGCATTATCTCATAAATACTCAAATTTACCGCATTGACATTGCGTGTCTTAGCGCCCGGGCTAGCGATAGGAGTTACTAGCCCGGACTTGATACTCTGCCAAGATAACGTATCTACGCAGATACTACTCTACGGAATCTGCAATCTCTTGTACTTCGATTATGTTGTCATTTGGTTTTGATGGATCATAGCCACCAATTCCATAAGTAATTATTTGACCCATTACGCAACCCTTAAAAATACCATTGGTGGGGTGGATGTTCCAAGTGTCACACCTGATGCATTTGATAAAGTCGAAGTGACACCAGTTTGTTCCCATCTTGTTGATAACGAAGCACCCGGTGCAGTTGGCATATTGTAAAGAGCGGAGCTGCCGCCTGCGTAATTATTTGTAGTTGCTATTGTCTGAGGAACAAAACATAAATAATAAATGCCAGCGTTTAATGTCTGACTTATAGTTATTTCATAAGTTGTGTTTATTGCTGTCGGCGCAACTGTGCCAGCATCTAACACTAGAGCATCTGGTTTGCCGTTTGTATCAGAATAGATACCTAGTCTAACTACGGCAGAACCGGCAAAAGTGGATGGAGTTCTGATTGAAATTCTGTCAAAGGTAGTTGCATTTCTTAAAAAAATCGGTACATAAGTTGCAAGGCCTGCAGTAGAAGCAGTAGTAGCTGGCGTTTTGCTAAGAAAATTAGCCGATAAATAAAAACCACTTGGAGTTGTAACCATAAACGCATCAGAGTTTTGGTTAATCCATTGTGTGTTGTAATTAGTGCCGTCTATTTTAGAAAGTACCTGACCAGTTGTGCCACCGACTGGGACACCTTGACCATTTGCGCCCGTAGCACCAGTAGCACCCGTTGGACCAGTAGCACCCGTTGGACCAGTAGCACCAGTTGCACCAGTAGCACCAGTAGGTCCTGTCAAACCTGTAGGTCCAGTAGCTCCTGTAGCACCAGTAGGTCCAGTAGCTCCTGTAGCACCAGTTGTGCCATTAGTTCCGTTTGTGCCGGCTGCACCTTGGATGCCAGTTACTTGTGATGAAATTTCAGTAACTACATCAGTGGTTTCAATAGTTGCTGTGCTGTCGTTAACTTGAACAACAGTTGTAACTGTGTCAGTTACCTCGATTGTGGTACTCAAGCTACGCTCGTTTCCCCAATGACAGTTAGTGTGCCACGAAGTAACCAAGTTACATAAGTACCGCTGGTTAGTTTTAGGTTGTAGTTGTATGGACCACTTGGGGTAGATGTTGTAGATGCAGCTGTAATTGTTACTGCTACTGTACCTGCAGCCCCACCCAATGTCGGAGTGATCGTAAATAGCACAGTGTCATCTGGTATTGTCTTTACCTCAAATACGCCAGTGTAACCTGTCCAGTTAACGGCAGTGCCATTGGTTTTGACAGTCCATGTCTTTTCAAAAGTTGCGCCCTGATAAAGGGTCAAGTCATCAATACCCGGTTCAATCATGCCTACATCTTAACCTATCCAGCCATGATAACTGGCAGTGTTTGTGGCGCTGTTGCGTGTCCAGCCGCCATTACTAAAGCAATAGCGGATGTGATCGGTACTTGTGCAGCTCTACGGTTTATCCGCCATCCGCCATCACTTGCTGGTCGTCTAGCACATGCAACTAAATGCTGGTGAAGTGTGGGCTGTCCGGGATGTATAAACAATCCCTGTTGCATGGCATTCAATGTCTGATCACACATAATTGCAAACCCGGCAGATGCCCATGGTGTTGCTTCGGTAGCCACCCCAGCTTGTGCCAGCCTTGGCGCAATGTATCCAGCAGTATTTGGATCATAGGCAAATTTTCTAGGATTGTATCTGCGTGTGAGTTTAGCAATTTCTCCAGTTAATTCTAGATCATTGATACCGCCATCCTTTTGCCATTCATGTAAGAACACAGCCAAGCCCTCTGGCCTTTCTTGGATAGTGACTAGGCAAGCAAGTTCACGATTGAATGAAAGATCAATTGCCATGTAGGTAGGCAATCCATCCTCTAGGCTTACTTGCTTTTCGCCAGCATTCCACATGTCCATTGGCCATGGTGAATCAATAGCATCTACCCACATGCATAATGTTTCAGTCTTAAAAGCATCTTTTGTGCTAAAGATCGAAGCATCCTTGATGTTTTCTTTTGTAATAAAATGACCCATTGCCGGGTTAGCCATAGCCCAAGCCTTTTCGTCATTTACATTTGAGCCACTGGGTGCGCTGTACTCGTAGTAGCCCAATCTGGGTGATGCAAATGTCAATGCCCTTGCCCGTTGCTCGTTAAGTACATTGCTGTTTAAATCGCCAGCATTAGATGTCCACCAAACTTGGGCATTTTGTCGAGCGCGTGTGATCGGTGTTACCGCTTGCCAAGTTTGTTCATCTATTTCGCGCAATTCATCTACATACAACAGGTCGGCTGTTGATCCGCGTGGCCCTTCGCTGGTCGCAGCTCTAATTGAGTATTTACGGATTGGCTCACATTTCTCATCGCAAGACTTTGGGTAATGGTGGCAGTACACCTCTAATTCCTCTTGGCCATTAGTCCGAGATACACGCCTAATGCGTTTACGCATCCAATCAATGCTTTCTGCCATGTCGACAGTTTGCTTGAATGTATCCAGTGACAGTTGCCTTGTCTGTGACATTGCAATGATGTTCTTTTCACCAAAGATAAATAGGCCAGCAAGCATGCGCATACGCATCATGTGTGTTTTGCCATTTTGTCTGGCTACAAGCACACCCACTTGCGATCTCGCCCATGTGCCGTCTTTGTTTACCTTTAGTGCATCATCTAAAACATGCTTTTGCCAAGGTAGTAAAGGCTTGCCTAACTCATCCGCTAGCTGACTTACTAATGGGCCGGCGCTTGGCAGTTTTAGCGGCTGGCTTTGTATCCTTGGTTTTGACGAGCCGTAGGAAATCCCCGACATATGCAGTCCCATCATTATCATCTGTCTTTTTGCTGGCAGTTCGCGTTTCAGTAGTTAGGTGCAACTGCTGTAAGACAGTTAAGAATCTACCACTTAACGCGGTTAAGTCTTTGAGATCCGCGCCCATGTCAAAGGCCGTATCTAAGGCCAAGGCAACACGCCGGGCGAGAGTTACGGCAGCTGCATCAGATGGATCAATCCATTTGGCTGCCACTAACGCAGATTCTAGTGATAGGTAGCAACCAATTGGGCGTACCTCGGTTACTTCGGTTTCTTTATCAGTCATGACTGTGGCTCTCCTGCCGTTGGTGGGTCAATTCTACGCATTTGGGGAGAGATTCCTGC